CAAACTTCCTATGACTAGGGAGGGTCTGACCGTCTGTAAAGAACTCTCTGATGAGAACATTAAGGTCAACGTCACACTGATCTTCTGTGCCGCTCAGGCGGTCCTAGCAGCGAAAGCGGGGGCAACATACGTTTCTCCCTTTGTAGGACGCTTGGACGACCAGTCAGTGGCAGGCCTGGAGGTTGTACGATCTATCTCTGAACTGTATCGTATTCATGGTGTTAGAACTCAGGTTCTGTCTGCATCTATTCGTAGTGTCCAACGTGCTATTAGGTCCTGGTATAATGGTGCTCAGATCTGCACTATGCCACCTAAAGTATTTGACCAAATGTATGACCACATCCTTACCGATAAAGGTCTTGAGATTTTCGATCAAGACTGGGCATCGGTAAAGAGTGATTGACGACGATACCCCTTACAAACTGGCCGAGATCCTTCGTGATACTTGGCCCAACCTTTATTACTTGAAAAAACCGATGACATTTACAGTATATTCTAAGGATGGTTGCCCCTATTGCACCAAGGTTCAGCAGGTATTAGAGCTTGCAGAAATCAAGCATGTGATATATAAACTTAACAGGGACTACACCCGTGAAGAATTCTATGAGAAGTTTGGACAAGGTTCTACCTTTCCAAGAGTGCTCAAAGATGATACACTAATTGGTGGATGCACTGAAACTGTTAAGTACCTTAGGGAGCAAAAACTGGTCTAATGGAACAAAACCTCATCGACATCTATGATCTTATTGAACATGCTATTGATAATGCCTTTGAGGGACAAATGAATTTAAAATTTTATGATTACTTGAAAGAAAGTAAAATCAAAAAACATGAGATAGATACTTTCATTTCAAGTACCACCAAAAATCAAATCAGTGATATCGTTTCTGATCTTGACGAATATATTAAGGGTGGGTCTGATAGTGAGCACAAACAGTTGCGTGAAGGTTATGGTCATATTCCTAAACCTCAAGCAAGAAAAATTAGAAACTATCTAGAAAGTTTCATAGATGATGCAGAGAGGTATAGTCATGACCGAAGACCAGGACGTAGGAAAAAGCAAACTAAATAATCTTGATACCCACATAAATCGTGGGTTTGAGTTACTATTACGTAACAGGAGGAGAAAACCAGAACCACCAAAAACTTTTCAGATAAAGTTTGGTAAAATGGTATCTCTCTTCCGCAGGGAGATTGTTTTCCATCTAAACTTCTATCTGGATATCAGAAAGAAATAAGTCTCTGGAGGACAGGAAGATGTTAGCAGTAACCCTCACCATAGGAACTTTAGTTTCCGTTATGATGTTTTTTGTAGGAGGTGTGGTAGGATGGTTGGCAAAGGACCATGTTTATCAAACCCAACCCGTTTATACTCATCCAGAGATGTTTGATGAAAACGGTAATATATTACCAGACGAAATTTTAGCAGTACGATTTGAAAACAGTTATGACGAGTTCGACGAAGAAGATGACGACTAAAAAAACTTTTACAGTAAAGACTTCTGCACCTAAATTGCCACCCAATCCTTTTGTGCATGAAATTTTAGAACTTGCTAGTAAGCAAAGATCAAAGGCAAAGAAGGTAGAGATTCTTCAGGAGTATGGTAATCCTGCTCTCAAAAGTTTATTCATCTGGAACTTTGATGACACTGTAATCTCATTGATTCCACAAGGAGATGTTCCTTACAAAGAGAATGAAGTTCCTGTTGGAACAGATCATACATCTCTTCGCAAAGAATATAAGCATCTTTATAACTTTGTAAAAGGAGGTAATGATAGTCTTTCATCTCTTCGTAGAGAGACTATGTTTATTCAGATGCTTGAAGGACTTCATCCAGAGGAGGCAAAAATTTTATGTCTTGTAAAGGATAAAGCACTTCAATCTAAGTATAAATTATCCTATGATGTGGTAAAAGATGCATATCCTGATATCAATTGGGGAGGTCGTTCATGACAGTTGCTGTAGAACAACAGGAAAAAGAAGAAATGGCAAGTTTCGGATCAGAAATTAACAATGTAAATCCGTCTGATTATAGTTGCCAAATTCTGCAAGAGAAAACTACTCTTGAAGCAGCAAATGATAAAACACTCCCCAATGATGCTAGATTGATTTGGTATATTGTTGATGGAGTAGAGTATATTGATCTTACTCGATGTAAGAAAACATCTCAACTCTTTGACATGTACTATGATAAGTATGGTAAGGGTGCAGTTCAAAAAATTGATTTTGGATTTGGAACTGTTAATCCTAAGTTGTGGGGATATAAATCAAAAGATAAAGACAAGAAGAGAAAATGAACGATGAAATTCTTAGGGATCAAATTAATGAATTGATCCGTGATGAAATTCAGACCAACATCAATGAATATGTTGACTCAAAAGAAGAAACTGAGAAAGGTGGTCTCGGTTTCTTTGAGAATGAGGATGAATTGAAAGTCAATGTCTCTCAGAAAGAGATTGACAAAATTATCAAAGAGTATAAGAAAATTAAAAAGAGCCAAAGATCAAACCTATTTGAAATTAAAAAACTTGACAGTTGACATCTTTGGTAAATAGCATTATGATCATTAGCATGTATTACCCACATCATGTATAAACCATACTCACCTGAGTGGCACCGCAAAAGGTATCTCAAAGAAGCAATCGATACATACTTCGATGACTACGTGGATAATGAAGTTATCTACGAAGATATCATGGATATTCTAGGTGCTAGAATGTCTGCTGCGGTGAACGAGGTTAACAAGGTTCTTGATCTAAAAGACAAACTTAAAATTAACTAACATGCTCTCCACTCAATACAGACTCAGATTAGAGTCCATTTGCAGATGTATTGCGAACAAAGAAGAGGTTCCCCTAGAAGATATGATCTGGGCAGAGAAACTTGCCAAGGCACATACTCTTGCTAGAGACTGGTTGAATAAAGCACGTCGTCAGTCTAAAGGGATTGAAGAAGGTAGCACCGACGATTTTTTGAATAGGATGGGATTAGGAGACCCCGACCCATCCAATCACAGAACGGGGTTTGGTGGTGCTGATGAGATTGTAGATTGGTTCCAGAGAGATAAACCAGATGATTGGAGGCAAAGAGATTGAAACAAGCACTTGTATATTCAAACGGAAGTCAAGAATGTGAGAGAGCAAAGATGGTTCTTGAAGCATGTGGTCAGCAAGTAAGAGAGTTCTTACTGGGTGCTGACTTTAGTGACAGACAGTTCCGTGCTGAGTTTGGTAGTGAAGCAGAGTATCCTCAGATTGCTATCGGACTCAACCACCGAGGAAGCTTGAAAGAAACACTTAAGTATATGAGTGATAAAGGAATGTTTGTTTGATAAATATCTCTACGGAGATATTAGGTAGATGAAGACGTTCTCTCAGTTCATGGAAGAATCTGATCAGGTTCTTCTTTTGCAAATCCAAGAAGAGATTGTTTTTCTTGAGGAGCAGTTATCTGTATGTGAAGATGAAGAACTTGCAGAAAGTATTGCGAGTAGACTGAGAGCAGTCAAGAGAAGAGGTGCTGGTATTGCTAGGAGAGCTGCTATAGCAGGTTTAGCAGCTGCGGCAGTGGCAGGTGGAGGTGGTGCTGCTAAAGCAGCAGATTTCAGTGGAAATGTCAATGTAAGTCGTGGTGCTGTTCCTGCACAAGCAACTAACCAATCAGTAAGAAGTGCTGTTAGTAGAGCAATTGCTAATCCAGGACAATCACAGTCAGCATCTTCAGAAAAGGGTAGAATGAAGACTACTGTGAGTGGTGGTATTAATGTCAGTGGTAGAATCGGTGGTGGAGGTGGAGATAAGAAGGAGAAAGAGAAAGAGAAAAAGGAAAAGAAAAGTGAAAAGAGGCAGTATGATTCCAATAATCCTAAGCATAGACTTAAATCGGACGTATTAAAACAAAGAGCAGAGAGACAAGCAGAACTTAATAAAAAAAATAAATTCAAAACAAAATATAGATTTGCAGTTCCTACTGGAACTGGTGGAAGATTTAATACCTCTCAAGCATCTGGTCCCAATAAAGTATCTTCATTCAAACCAGTAGGG